AGATCGACTGCCCGGACAACCACTGTTCCAACTCGGTCTGTGTCGGCCATCCTGCCATCGTCTACCTCAACTCTTGCGTGTGGTGCGCTTGACGGACTTGTCGGCCTCGGGCGCAGCGATTGCCTTGTCCTCGACCTTGTCGGCCTGCTTGCGCTTCGGCGCCGAGTAGCCGACGGGGATCTCGTCGGCCTCGCCGCACAGCAACGTCGCCGCGGACGGATCGCCGTCCTCGACAACGTTGCCAGCAGCATCGAGCCAGAGGCGACGACCGGTCACGACTGGTAGTAGTCCACGATCACTTCGGTGCCGTTGCTGGCACTGTTGAGATCGACCGTGTTCGACGACAGCGCCGAAGCGGACACGGCCACAGTTGGGGCGGTGCCTTCCTTGGCGCCTGCCAGGTATGCGGCGATCACCGTGTTGCGTGCCAGGTGCGCGCCGAGTCCGAGCTTGTCGGACGTACCGATCGACGTTGTAGCACCGGTGCCGTCATGCGGTGGGATGACCACCGACGTCACGGTCTTGAACGCCTTGGACCCGGTCACACTGCCGGCGGTGTTGACGGTGAACACCGGCAGCACTTCGGAGATCGCTGCGCCGCTCGCGTCGGTGCCATTGACCGTGACCGAGATCGCTTTGATGTCGGCGGCGGTGCCGCCAGCGGTTGCCGTGAGAGCCCTCGTTACTGCTGGGCTCGTGATGCCGGTGGTGACGGTCACCTCGACAGCGGTGTCTGTGACTGCTGCGAGCACCGCGGCGACCGCGGGGGCGGCTGGGCTGCCGAGTGTTTGGGAGATGATGCGTGTCCCGGTGCCGTCGTTGACGGCAGCCGATGGTTCGATGATTGCCATGATGTGACTCCTTGCGAGAGGGTGAAATGATCGAGTGAACGCGACGAGGGGGCAGCGAGTTGCTGCCCCCTCGTCAATTGGCTCAGATGCCGGTGACCGTCGCGAACGCTGCCGGCCGGGTGAACACCAGGGCTGCGCGCATGTCGGCGCGCACGGCCTGCTTACCCTCGATGAAGAACGTCGAGTGAGCGTTCGTCACCTGCACCTCGACGCCACGCCGGACGGCGAGCAGCGAGTAGTTGGTGAAGTCGCCGACCACGGCGGTGTTCTCCGTCTGAGCGTCGGACTCGATCGGACGTAGACCCCAGATCGATGCCGGCCCGGGCTCGTTCGGGTTGCCGAGGATGTAGATGCCGTCGGCGGTGCGAGTCAATCGCAAGTCCTGCCAGTCGTTCGGGTGGAAGATGACAGCACCAGGCATGGCCCGACCAGTCACCCTCACCTTGGTCGCAGCCTTGAGGATGGCATCGAACACCGGGTCGGCGCCCTTGGCCTGGGTCTGGATACCCACGACGTTGTTGATGCCACGCAAGTTGGGGGCCGTGCCGTTGCCGGTCAGGATCTGTGAGTCGAGACGCTGGCGCAGCATGAACGGAAGACGACGATCGAGGTACGCCTGTGCGGCGGGCTCGTCTTCGAGTTGCTCGTCGGTCACGGGAACCCACACACCGACCTTGCGGACCGTGGAGGTCTGCTCGGTCAGAGCGAACGCAGCCTCGCCGTAGGTGCCGCCCTCGGCGACCTCGGCGGCGTTGTTCGTGAACGTGGTCTCCTCCATGTACACGTACGCCGACTGCGAGGTCGGGTCCACCGGGATGATGTCGGTCACCTGCACCGGGCGGGTGGCGATGTCAACGAGGAGACCGGAACGGGTCGTCTCGGGTGCCCATCCGGCCGTTGTCGTCATCAGTGTCTTGAACTCGATGTCGAGTTCGCTCGACGATCCCTTGTCTGTGTACGCGGCCGACTTCACGAACTGCTCGCCGAAGGTGCCCTTCACTGCCGGGGCAGTGGCGGGGGCGTCGTCTTCGGGGATGTCGCGCGACATGTCGTAGGCGCGCTTGATCATCGCCAGGTCGGTCTGCTTCACGCCGAGCTCGGTGAGGTCTGCGTTCAGTTCGCGGACCTTTCCAACGACGTCGTCGGCCGACTTGAAGCCGTCGACCTTCGAGAAATCGATGCTCTCGCCAGCTTGGGCGAAGATGTCGGCGAGCTGCTTGCGACGCTCGGCGATCTTGCCTTCGACTTCTTTGAGTTCTGGGAATGTGGTCATGATGTGACTCCTTGTGAGATGGCGACAAACCGCAGGTATTCCCGTGCGGCTTCGTCTGTGTCGGCCGCAGGGGGCGGATTGTCCGACTCGGGGGTGTTCGGTTCGATCAGTGACTTCAACGACTCGCAACGCAACCCGAGGTCACGCAGCAGGTCCGCCGAAGCGGTGCTGATCGTCTTGCCTTTCTCTGTGCGGAGAGCCACGACTTCCGCTGCCCTGACGGCGAGCCCGTCAACGGAGGCCAAGACCTGCGCTGCGTGCTCGGAGAACGTGCCCTTGCGGGCGTATGCGACGGTGCGGACCACTTCGGTCTGCTCGTCGGCGAACGTGACGGTGCCAGCGTCGGCGGTGTACGCGACCTGCACCAGATCGGATGACTCATCGGTCTCGATCGACACGATGGCGTACCCCTCGTCCGGGTCGAAATCCTCCACGTACACCCACGTTGAATCGTCGCCCCACCGCTCCTTGGCGGCGGCGCGCAACTCGTCACGGCTGATCGAGACCAGCGCCTTCGTGGACAGCGTCGTGGTGTCGATCCCGGCACCGAGCAGCACCGGGGACACTTCCTTCACCCGGACCTTCTCGATCACCCGGACCTTGCGGCCGTCGACGGTGTCCTTGCGTGACACGACATCGGCGAGCGAGTACGACCACTCCTGCAGATCCGACTCCGACAGTTCCTTCACGGTCTCCCAGGTGTCGCGGCCGTGCGTCGTGTTCAGGAAGAACCGGCCCTTCATGACGGCGGTGTCACCGACCTCGTGGATCGTGCCCTTGCCGACCGGAAGCAGCCCTTCCCACGACTTGTGCCCGTACGCCGAGATCACCACAGGTGCGCCCTCGGTGAACGCACCCTTCACCGTGACGTCGCCGTCGAGGTCGACCACATCGAAACGCGAGAACACCGCCTCGATCTCGCCGAGGTCGGCGTTCTTGATCGTGATGTCCGTGAGGGACTTACGCATGATGACCCTCCTTAGGGACGTCAGGGTGCGAACGGTGCCGGCGTGGCACCGCCGGTTCCGGGCTCTTGAAGTTGCACGCTGTATAGGCCGGAGTGCTTTCCAGTGAGACGAGACAAATCGTCGGCTTCGACCGCGTCGATCACGGCGTCGGGCTCGTAGCCGGCGTCGACGAGCGCACGAATGGTGGACGCCGCCATCTGCAGAATTTCGGCGGCGTCCTTGCGGTCCTCTTTGAGGAATTCGACGTCGCGTGCGTCGTACCACAGGCGGGCGCCGGACGGCACGTCGATGATTGATGCCAGCGCACCAGCAGCAGAGCGCCACAGCGGGCGGATCGTCATGTCACCAAATTGGCGTTTCGCTGCCCCGTAGTTGCCGGAGTTCAACGACGAACCCTGCATCCCCTCGGACAGTCGGGCGATGATCGCACCGACACCAGCAGCGGCAGCGATGCGTGTCTCGCCGGCGCCTTGGACGGCCTTGAAGTCGATGGACTTGAGGTCAGCACCGAGCACCGACGCGTCGGCACCGCCGCCGAGGTGCAGCGTCTTGTATGCCTTCGCAGAGCCCTTGTAGCTGGCGTCGAACAGCGCCTGATACTTCGGTAGTTCAGCGGACGACACCGATGCGTCGTACTTGATGACGACGTTGAGTGCGGTGCCGTTCTCGAAGTAGGCGAGCTTGTGCTTGGTGGCATGCGTGTCTGACTGGATGTCGCGCACGATCGGGGTGAGCCACGACATGCCACGCCACTGGGCGATCGGATCTGGCATCGGCGCGTAGTGCGCCATCCTGTCCGGGGAGATCAACACGGGCTCGGGGCGGGCAGTGCCACCGACCGTGGCCGTTGGGTGGTAGATGTAGCCGAGTATCTCGGCGCTGATGTCGTACGTCGATGCCGTTGGGTCACCACGGACACCGGAGAGGATCTTCACCCAGTCCGGACGGAGACGGCGGATACGGCCATCAATGATGGTCAGGAACGAGTTACCAGCGAGAGAAGCGTCCTGCTCCATCCGTGCCAGCAAGTCGCCGGTCGTGGCGTTCGCCCACGGCTGTTCAAGGATGGCCAGTTCTTCGGTTCCGAACAGGCGCCCCGGGCGACCGTTGACCAGTTGCTGGAACTGGAACCGGACCTCAGAGAACGGCAACATGCGGGCACCGATGCACGCCGAGACGATGCCGTTCGCCTTGTACAGGCCCGTGACATACGAATCGAAGTTGTTCTCGACCAGCTCTTCGCCGGCTGCGACACCGCTGAACGGTCGCCACACCACGTCGGTGTAGTCGTTGGCGAACGCGTTGATATTGAACGCCTTGCGCTGGCCCTGCACCCGGTCGAGCAGCGACGCCATCAGGAAGGGTCACTGTCTGGTGCTGGCTGGGCTTCGATACGTGACCGCACGTCGGCGATGCCGAGCTTCACGGCGCCAGCAGCCACCACGGCCACGACGACAACGGCGCCGATCAGTAGACCGATGACGTAGAACGGTGCGGCCAGGATCGTCAGGATGATGCGACCGAGACGGAGGTCTACGGCCTGCTCGACGGAGCGTTGAACGAATGTCGACATGCGTGCCCCTCTCAGGAGAATGCGAACCACGGCTCGGACGAGACAGGCGCCGAACTCAGTCGGCCGAGCGCCATCGTGATCGTGGTCAGGGGCGAAATGTCGCCGGAAGCGG